TAAAAAGAATAAACTTCTCATTTTAATGCCTGTAGGTTCGTTTAAGACTACCTGTGTAACCGTAGGATATTCTTGCCAGCAGATTTGTAAGAATAGAGATATTACTATTTTACTTGATTCTGAGACAAAGTCCATAGCTATGGATTATCTCTCGGAGATTAAACAGAATCTTGAGTTTAATAAAAGAATTAAATGGTTGGCAGGTTCGTTTAAAGGTAAAACAGGTTGGAAAGAAGAGCAGATTACGGTTACTAAGAGAAAGAAGAGAAGGAAAGAGCCTACGGTAGCAACGAGTGGTATAGATAATCCTGCAACAGAGAGACACTTTGATTTGATTATTATTGATGATTTAGTTTCAAATTTGAATACTAATACTCCTGAGCAGAGAAAGAAAGTTCTTGACCACTTTAAGGTAATTTTGACCAGAGTTTCAGGTTCTGAGGCTACTATTATTGTGGTAGGGACAAGATGGCACTACTTTGATGTTTACTCTTACATTATTAAAGAATTATCCAGTGAGTTTGATACATTAATTTTAGATGCTGAAGATGATGGGAAGGGTAATCTCCTGTTTCCAGAGAAATTAAGTAAGAGTTTTTTAGAAGATGAGAAAAAGAGGTTGGGTAATATGTATTATGCACTGTATAGAAATAAGCCCGTAGCCAGTGAGATGGCTCTATTTAAAAGAGAGTGGATGAAGTATTATAAAGAGGATGAATTGCCTCAGGATGTTAAATTTTATACAGCGGTGGATCCTGCAGTTTCTACTTTAGATGAAGCGGATAATTATGTAGTTCTTACAGTAGGAGTGTCCAGAATGGGTAAGCTGTATATTGATGATGTTCGCTATGGACACTTTACTCCTGATGAAGGTATTTCTCATATAATTGCTGTTAAGATGCTGTATAATCCCAGAGCTTGCGGAATAGAAAGTAATATATTCCAGAGTTATATTAGTCATATTTTGGAGAAGGAGTTGGAGAAAAGAAGGCTCTATCTTAATATTGTGGAGTTAAAGCACACTGGTAATAAGTCTAAAAGAGAGAGAATTGAGGCTCTGCAACCGTATTTTAAGGCGGGAGATATATATATAAGGGAAGGAATAAATATTGTAGAAGAAGAAGCACTTAGTTATCCGAAGGGAAGAGATGATGTATTAGATGCTCTCTCTATGATATTGGAGATTATTCCTCGCTCTAAAGGAGATGAGAAAAGAGGGTATTTTGATAGAACGCCGACTAATAGTTTAACAGGGTTTTAAGTTGACAGAATTTATTTTTGTTGTATAATAAATATGGGTAGGGACAATGCGCATAAAAAGGAGGATGGTTTAAGGTGAGAGGAGAAGGGGGTTAAAATGGCTAAAAGAAAGAGCCTCCGCTCTCCTAAGAAGATTATGCGGGTGCACCCTGGGGGAAGTAGGACTATTAAAAGAAGTGTCCGTAAGAGGACAGCGACAATAATAGAGAAGAAGAATGGGACAACGAGGTATAGATTTCCTATTCCAGATAAGTGTTTAGCGGGGGATACTTTAATTGCGTTATTAGATGGTCGTAATATGCCGATTGCTGATTTAGTAGGACAGGAAGTATGGGTATATGGATATGATATTAAACAAAGAGCAATAGTGCCAACAAAAGCAACAAACATTCACAAAACAATAGAAAAAGTTGAAGTGTATGAAATTGAGTTAGATAATGGGAGTAAGATTATTTGCACGGGGAATCATCCATTTTTATTGAAGAATGGATATTATGTTGAAGCAGAAAAATTGCGTATTGGAGATAGTTTGATGCCTCTTTACCGTAGAATTGGTAATCCTAAAGGTGGATATATGGAGGGATATGAGCATATCTTTCAACCTTATTATGGGAAATGGGAATTGACTCATAAAATGGTTTGGCGGGAATATCATAAATTACCCATAGAAAAAGGTTATGTTGTCCATCACGAAGATTCAAATAGAACAAATAATGTGCCAGAAAATTTAATTTTAATGGATAGAGCAGAACACGCAAGAATGCATCCTGTGTTAAAAAATTTATCGTCGATAGATATAACTTCTCGTTGGGCAGATGTAAATAGAAGAAGAAAAGCATCATCTTTAATGGTTAAAAGAAATGGTTGTATAAACAAACCTCCAAAAGAGGAATTAGAAAATTTATATTTAGAAAAAAAATTATCGGCAGATACGATTGCTGAAATGTATGGGGTAAGCCGAAGCGCTGTATCTTCTTGGTTCAATGAATATGGAATAAACTTTAGAAAAGGAGATAATGAAAAACTTTCTATTCCCCCAGCAGAAGAGCTAAAGGAAAAATATATATCTTTAGGAAGTTTAGGGTTAATGGCTCGTGTTTATGGTGTATCTCGACCAACTGTAAGGAAGTGGATGCAGAAAAGAAATTTATGGGAAACCGGTAAAGGTTGCCTTAACCATAAAGTTATGAAAGTGCAAAAACTTGAGCAAAAAATAGATGTTTATGATATGGAAACGACAACGCATAACTTTGCGCTTACTTGTGGTGTGTTTGTGCATAATAGTCACGCAAGAAATGCGTTAGCTCGTCTCCCTCAGGCTAAGGGATTATCGGCGGCGGAGAAGAAGAAAATAAGAGATAGAGCGTATAAAGTTCTCTATGGGACTACCAGTAAGAAAGAGATTGAAAAAAAGAAGAAAAAAAGGAGGAAAAGTTGAGCCGTACAAGGAGGGGGGTTAGGGACGGCACAGGTCCCTATAAAGATTCGTATATTCGTAGGAGAGGAGGTAAGATAGGTAGGCGTAGAAGAAGAGGAATTAAGTGTCCTAAAAAATAATTGGAGAATAAATTGCCCTATAAGAGAGTAGGTAAGGTTATTTATACTAAAGCGTCTGGTAAGTGGAGAGTTAAACAGAAATGTAGAACAGTAGGAAATGCTAAAAAAGCTCTGCGTCTCTTAAGGGGAATAGAACACGGGACTATAAAGAAAAAGAAAAAAGGATAACAGGAGGAGGAAGGAAATGGGAAAAGGATAATAAATGTCTGAAATTAAAGAAATAATTGAGAAAAAAGATTTAGCTAAGGATTGGCGAAGTAGAGGAGATTTTGAGACTAAGTGGAGTAATTGGCGTAGAATTATGAGAGTAGAAGCAGATGAGGATGTTAAGCAAAGAAGAAAAGATGCTGATGCTCCCTGTATTGTTGACCCGTTTTTATTTTCTATTGTTCAGTTTATAGTTTCTCAAGAGATATTAAGTTTATTTACTAATAGACCGTTTGCTCGCTGTATTCCTGCTAAAGAAGAGGTAACTGAAGAAGATAAAAGAAAAGCAGAAATATTAAACGCACTCTTAGAATATCAGTTAAAAGATGAGCGCTCGCTTATAAGAATAACCTCCTGGGTTACAGAGTGTTTACATTTGGGACTATCAATACTAAAAGTAACCTGGGATTATGATAAAGATGATGTTTGTTTAGACCACATTGATATTAAAAATTATTATCCCTCTCCTGCCTCTCGTTCCTGCCTGAATGAAGATATCCCCTGGTGTTTCCACAGTGTCGTAAAAGATATTGAGGATTTAAAGAAAGACGGAAATTATATAAATATTAATAAGTTAGACCCTGATAAAGAGAGAATTTCTGAGTGGACTAAAGAGAATACTCCGATGTATACAGAAACGGAGATGAAGAGGAAAATTAGAGTATGGGAATACTGGACAGATGAGGAGACGGCTACTATAACAGAGGGAGGAGTTTTAATTAGACCGATTAGGGAGAATATATATAAAAGAAAACCGTTTATATTACTTCCTGATATTATTGTTCCCCACTCACTTTATAGTATAGGTGAGGTTCAGCCCTCCGAAGGACTTCACAGTTTAACTTCTGACCTGCACTCATTAAGATTATATAATTTATTACTTACTCTGATGCCTCCGATTTTAGTTTCAAGGCAGGCTAATATTGAAGATGAAGGTAAACCGCTTACTAATTTAAAACCTGGTAGAGTTATAAGGGTTGATGGAGACCCTACAAAAGCAGCCTATCAGTTTATATTTAAAGATGTAACAGCGTCTACCTATGCAGAGATACAGAGTTTGAGAGTAGCTCAGCAGGACGCTACTGGTTGTATGCCCTATGCAAGAGGAGAGGTTCCTCAGCGTAGGGAAACAGCTACGGCGATTACTTCTCTTCAGCAGCTGGCGAATATAAGATTTAAGGCGAAACTTTTAATACATTCAGCACAGTTTAAAGTTTTATTAGGTATGATAGCAGATTTTGACCAGCGGTTTATGAGTGATGAGAAAATTATTACAGTTACAGGAGAAAAGGATATTAAAAGAGCGCTAAAGGTAAAAAAAGAAGATATACAAGGTAAGTTTGATTATGACTTCCAGATGGCAGCGGTAGATTCTGAAGCAGTAAAGGGAATAAGAAGGAGACAGTTAATAGAGTTATTCCAGATTATATTAGCCGCTGAGAAACTTCCTTCAGATATAAAGATTAAATTCTTGGATAAAGTTTTAGCTACATTTGAAGATCCCTCTTTGAGGGATTTAATTCCCTCTGAAGAAGAAGCAGGGCTAAAAGATTTTCTCCAGAAAGTAGCTATGCTTTCTCAGATGAGGACAGGGGAAGGGACAGCTCCAACGAATGTTAGGAAACTTCCCACAGAAGAAGAAACCAGTTATCCTACTCGGTTAAGGAGAGAAATGGGAGGTGTTACTCCGTGAAAGATAAAGAAATTATTGACAGAGCTGGATTAACAGAGGAGTTTTTAAAGAGTAGATTTTATAAGAAGTATTTTGAAAGTTATTTAGAAGAGAAAGAAAAAGCTCTGATTTTTAGTTTAATCCAGAGAAATAGTGAGGAAGTAAGAGGAATGATAAAATTTATTAGGGAAATTAGGAGTATATTAAAAGAATGGGTAAATTTAAAAGAAATAATAGTTAAGAGGAAGGAGAAAAATGAATCAGGATAATATTAATGGAAGATTTAATGAGAGGTTAAGGCAGAATTTTAGTAGAGAAGAAGAGACTCCGTTAGAAGAGGAAGGGAAAGAAGAAGATATTTATACTCCTGTGGATAGGATAATAGAGAAAGTTAAAAGAAATAAATTTGAAAGCACAGAAGAATATGCTAAACAACTCATAAAAGCTCTCATAGATATTGCGATACCTACAACTCCTGAAGAAGCCTATAAGGGAGAGATGTTTTCTTCTCCTACAAAAGGTGAGAAAATCAGAAAATTATTAGAATAAGGGGGTTAAAATGGACGAGGAAAGAAACTTGAATAATTCTGAAGATGAATCCTTAAAAGAAGGACAATCAGCTTCAGAAACTCAAGAAGAAGTAAAAGAAGAGGAAGAAAGAGAAGAGAAATCCTCTGAAGATTTACTGAAGGATACACCCCTTAAAACTTTAGAGGATTTGAAGAATGCGTATAAGAATCTCCAGCAGGAATTTACGAAAACACGGCAACAGATGGCGTCTTATGCGGATATTAAGAGGCAGATAGAGGAATATGAGAAGGAGAAAAAACTTCTTGCTGAAAGAAGGAAACTTCTCTCAGCGAAAACTTATCAAGAGAAATATCCCGATGATATGGCTACGGGGCTTGATGAGCTGTTAAATGCCAGAGAGGCAGAGCTTAGAAGAGAGTTCTATGACCTACTCGGTGTTATGACCGCTCAAACAATGTTAAAAGTCTTCAAAGCTACCAGACCTGAGGATTTTAAAAAATATAAAGACCAGATAATTAAAACTTTAAAGGAAACTCCTCAGATTGGCGGGGATATTGATATTCTTGATAAGATTGTAGACCAGATTAAACAAAAGGAGATGGCTAATATGACAAAAGCAGAAAAGGAAAAGTTGCGTAAGAATGTGGAAAAGGAGGTATTGAAAAAGTATGGAATGGCGGAGAAGGATACTCACACTCCTGAAAAGAAAAAATTAACTCCGGAGGAGGCATATAAAAAATATATCTTCGGAGGTTGATATAAATGGCAAGTAATTTAAGTTATGAATCGTTAACTACATCAAGGTTAAAACTTGATGTCAGAGATGAGATAGCTTGGAAGTATAGAGATGAGGCTCCGTTTACTACTCTCTTAATGAATATGAAAGAGAAAGAGATTGGAACCTCATATAAAAGGGAATGGTTAGAGGGTGATTATGAGGCTCTGGACGATACTTTAGGAGCGTCCTATACTACTGGAGATACTCAGATTACTGTCTCTAATGGGTCAAGGTTTAATAAGAACGATGTAATAAAGGACACAGATGCGGGTAATGTATTTTTAGTTACAGCAGTCTCCAGTAACACTTTAACTGTTACTTACTGTGGAAGCGGAAGTATGGTTGATAGTAGTGGAACGGATAATAATATAATGATAATTGGGTCTGCATTTAGTATAGGAGAGGCAAGAGCTACTGCTCTATCTACATCGCTCACTAATAAGTATAACTATATGCAGATACATAAGACTGCGTTTGAAGTGCCTAACTCGGTAATAGCGGCGTCTTTGAACGGCGGACCAGAGCTTAAGAGATTAACTAAACAGAAACTCTGGACACATAAGTTAAAACTGGAAAGGGCATTCTGGTTTGGAGAGCTGAAACAGTTAACTTCTGGTGGAACAGGAAGTAACTATCAGTATTTCTCTAAGGGGGTATTAAAGTTTTTAGGCTCCTCTAATGCTACTAATATCTCTGATGGAGTTCTCACTGAAGCTGATTTCTGGGATTGGATTCGCTCTTTAGATAGTGGAGTAGCTGGAGATAGATTTTTATTCACTTCTCCTATAATCACTGCTGGTATCTCTCAATGGGGATTAGGGAAACTGGAAGTTAGCCCGAAATCTAAAGAGTATGGAGTTAATATTAAAGTTTACCACACTCCGTTTGGGGACTTTAATATTGTTAATACTCCACTCTTTAAGAATGACTATTCTGGTTATGCCGTCGCTCTTACGATGGATCACTTAACTTATGTAGCGATGGCTAATGATGATAAAGGAACAAGGGACGGAAGGTTAGAAACTCACATTGAAGATGAGGGAGATGACTCCCGAATGGATCAGTATTTGAGTGAAGTAACACTTGAATATAGAAATCCAGATAAAGATGGCTATCTATATGGCGTATCATCGATCGGATAATAAATAAAAGGGGGTAGGGTTTACTCTACCCCCAGTTTTATAAAAAGGAGAGAATAAAATGGCTAAAAAAGTTACATTTCTATCTACATCCCCTAAATATAGGATAAAACTTAAATCTACATTTGTTGAGCATCTAAAAACTGGGGGTGTTAGAATAGAACCAGGGAAGACTATTGAGTTTACGCCTCGACATCCAGGAGGAGAGTTTACAACTTCTGATGAAGAGATTATTAAAGCGTTAAGAGAGAATAAGTATTACGGGAAAAAGGGACATTTCTGGGAATATAAGCCTACTCCTGTGAAAGATTTAATAAAACAGAAGCAGGAAGAGCTTGAAAGGTTAAAAAAAGAAGCGGAAAAAGAGAAATTAGAAGAGGAAGAGGAAGAAGATGTTTTAGATGTAGAAGAAGAGGAAGAAGAAGCGGAACCAGGAAAGACATTTAAATATAAGTGTAAAAAATGCTCGTTTAAGACTAATAATTTAGCTAAATATAGGAAGCACATAGCTGAACATAACTTTTTAAGAAAAGAATAAGTAAGTTTGGAGGTTAAATATGTCTTACACAACAAAAGAGAATGCAGCCTTTAATGAACAATGCACTATAAAAGGTAAGCATTGGGTAAAAAATATGGTTAAGACTGCCCTAAATTATGCTTACTGGGCAAAAGATGCCGCTGCTACTTGGGAAAATCACCATATCTGGAAAGATAGTAAAAAGATAATTTTAGGAACAGGGAGCGATGTCTCTATATATTGGGACGGAACAAATTTATTGTTTGTCCCTGCTGCCGATGATACTCTTATTGAATTTGCTGATGCGGCTTCAACTCAAAAGAGTTTTGATATTAAATGGTATGGCGATGGTTCTAATGGAGCAAATTATCTCTATTTTGATGCCAGTGCCAATTTAATTTACACTACAGGCGTTGATTTACAATTCAAAGATAACGATTATCTTGTATTTGGAACTGGAGCAGGAGCTTCTGGAGATGTTAATATTGTTTGGGACGGAACTAATCTTATATTCAATGCTGTAGCTGACGATTCTTTAATAGAATTTGGAGATGCTGCCGCTACTCAGAAAAGTTTTGATTTAAAGTGGTATGGAGATGATGCTAACGGGGCGTCCTATTTTGGATTTGATGCCTCTGCTAATAGTTTATACACAGTAGGAGTAGATTTCTTAGTAGACGGTTATGCTTATAATAAAATAACAACTACTACAGAGAATACCGCTGGGAATGAGACTATTAGCGCCAGTGAACTCTTAGGGGGATATTATTTAAGGGATTGTGCTGGTGCTAATAGGACTGATACAACTGATACAGCGGCTAATATTGTAGCGGCGATTGATAATGCTAAAGTAGGAACTTCTCGCCTGTTTTTCGTTAAAAATACCTCTGATGCAGCAGAAACATTAACAATTGCTGGTGGAACTGGGGTAACTGTTTCTGGAACGGCAACAGTTGATCAGAATAATACAAAAATATTCCTGATGCTGTTAACTAATGTAACGAGTGGCTCAGAAGCAGTAACTCTTTACAGTATAGGGACACTGGTTCATTAAAATTAATAATAGTGGGGGAGGATAGAATGAAGAGGAAATTAAGGGTTTTAGATAGATTATTACTTCTTCAGCTTTTACCCAGAAGAGCTAATTTAACTGATATAAAGATTATCCATAAACTCAGAATGGATTTAGCTTTTGATGAGAAGGAACAGAAAAAGTATAAATTTAAGAATGTAGATGGTAAAACTATCTGGGAAAATGATGGAGAAATTATTGTAGAAATTGGAGAAAGGGGAGAAGAGATTATTAGGGAAGCTCTAAAGGAATTGGATAAAAGGAAAGAATTAACAGAAGCTCACATTCATTTATGCGAGATGTTTAATGTATAGAAAAAGAAGAAATATTTTTGTTGGACTTCCTATTTACAGTTTGCGGTGGGCTTACACGATAACCTGTTTCGGTAGATTATTAAATGAATTAGGGCATAACTGGGCATTCGCTACGGAAACTACCTGCTATGTAGATGAGGCAAGAAATAGATTAGTAGAAGCGATGCTTAAAGAGAAGATAGCGGAATATATTCTCTTCAATGACCCTGATACTATTTATAAACCGTTAGATGTTCAGTATTTAGTTGATGCGGATAAAGATATTATTTCAGGAATATATGTCCAGAAAGGGAAAGAACACTATCCCGTATTTGGAAAACTGGTAGGAAATAAGATTGCTTATGCTAAAAATTGGCAAAAGAATAGAATTATTGAAGTAGACGGCATAGGATTTGGACTGGTGCTTATAAAGAGAAGAGTTTTTGAGAAAATTCCTCCTCCCTGGTTTCACAGAGAATATAAAGGAGAGATTATTGGAGAAGATTTATATTTTTGCAGGAAAGCTAAAGATTACGGATTTAAGATATATATACATTCAGGAGTAGAATTAGGACATTTAGGACATAAAGTCTGGTATGTTGAAGATTTTGAGAAGAGTAATCCTGGAATGGGAAGAAAAGAATAAAATGGAGGCATAAAAATGGAGGATAAAAAAATAACAATAGGAGGCATAAATATAGAAAAAACAGAAAGAGGAATAAATATTTATATGGAGGATTGTTTTATTGAGATTGTAGATAGAAAGATTGGTTTTGATAATGAGACACATACTCGTGTATCTATTATACCAGCCAGAGAATTAAAATCTAATATATGTATTTTCCCCGAAATGACCGAAACAGGTAGACATTGGGCTAAAATGGAACCAGAAATATGGGGTAAAAAACAAGACTATTGTATGATGGTAATAAAATCAGATGGGAAAATAATTAATAAACGCACAAAAGGGGCATTAGAGAAAATACGGAAAAAATTTTCGGAGGCATAAAAATGGGATTATTTAATACATATAAATCATCAGGAGTAAAAACATCAAGCGCAACGATAAAATCAGGTGCTGGCTATCTTGGGGGATGAATAATCGCTGCAACTGATGCAGCAAACGATGTCACCGTCACGCTCTATGATAATACATCTGCTACTGGAACTGAACTGACTCCGCCCATAAAGGTCGCAGGCGGAGATAATTATGGGGGAAGTATATTTCAATTGCCTGTGTCATTCACCGTGGGTTGCTATGCATCTATTAGTGGAACTGGAGCAAAAGTATGCGTCTATTATCAGTAGGAGAATTAAATGAGTTATCAAGCACTTAAGTTAGATGGCAACGGCTATGCTTCAATTAGTGATGCTTCACAAAAGGGTCTTGATATGGGACTCTCTGATTTTATGATTGAGGGGTGGGTGAAATTAGCTTCTACTGGACGCATTTTAAATAAAAATTGGGATAGTGCCAGTAATGCATATATTGTTTGGATTGATGGAACGACGGGAAAAATGAAAGCAGGCTTGAAAGATGCAACTCCTACCTCTGTTTCTGGTTTTATTTCGGATATTGCATTAAATGATAATACTTGGCATTATATAGCTATAGTTTTTGATAGAAGTGGGAACCTCGAGGGATTTATTGATGGTTCTATTGAATCGACTTCAGTAGATATTTCGACAGCTAATAAAAGTCTTGACAATAGTAGCGAGGTAAGGATAGGTAGATATACTGCTGGTTTCCTCGACGAAATTCGCATCTGGAACTTCGGCAAAGATGGTTTACCCACAGACTACGAAAGTTATATCTCTTGGCGTTATAAACATCCTTTTGCTGATATATCCGAATACGATAGCGGTGCCTGGAATGGCTACGCTGATGCGGATAGGACAGAACTTCTAACTAACGGAGATATGGAAGCTACTAATTCCTGGACTAATAGAGGCACTCCAACCACGAATGCACGAAGCGATGAACAAGCTCACGGAGGAACATATTCAAGAAAGATTGTGACTGATGCTGTCCACGAAGGAGCTTATCAGGATATAACCACTGAAGTAGGTAAGTGGTATGAAGTAGATGGCTACATTTATGTTAGTGCTGGCGATGCTAAAATAGGAAAGGAAAATACTGATGGCTCTGACCAGGTGCTAACTTCTCAAGCAACACTTGGAGAATGGAAAGAATTTGCTGTAGTATTTCAGGCAACAGAGACTACAAGTAGGATATTCTTTCAATCAGATACAACGGCGGCATCAACTTTTTATGTAGATGATATTTCTGTCAAACGAATAGGATTAGTAGCTCATTATAAATTTAATGGTGATTATACAGATGAGACAAGCAATTCTAACGATTTAACAGCTGGGGGAACAGGGAATACTTTCCCTGGATATACTTTAAAGAAAGATAAAATAATTAAACCTGGAGTTATAAATATAATAGGATAGGAGGTTATAATGGACAAAGTTTGGGTAGCTAAAGATGTTAAAATAGGTAATCAAGTAAGAATAATCTCTCACGATAGCAAAGAAACAGGACAACATATTATTACTATCATAAGGGATTATAGATATCAAGATTCTAATGGTAAGGAAATCCCTGAACTGGTGGTTAAGAGAGTGGCGAAAGATTATACGTGGGAAAATTTACCACAGGATATAAGAAGTCTGCTCATTAAACTTGATAAATTCACGAAAGCTGAAGCTCTGAAAGATGCAGGAATGGAGTAATTAAATGGCAACATTATCTTCTATCAGAGATAAAATTAGACGACGCATACAAGAGCCCTCTGCTGATAGATATTCTGATGCAGACTTAAATGCTTTTATTAATGAGGCACAGAAAGAATTTAGTTTAGACACAGAATATACTTTATCTTCCTGGACTTTCTCTGCTTCTGAAGATGTAGCTGAATATAAATTACCCTCCGATTTATTAAACATAATTAGAGTAAGTTTTGATGATTTAAGGTTAAAAGAAACTACCTTATCAGAACTGGATAAACTTGATGAAGATTTAGATGAGGATAGCGATGATGATGATAAATGGGTTAATCAGACAGGGACTCCTACACACTATTTATTTGTAACGGAGAATGTAATTAGATTATATCCTTATCCTGATTCTGATGCTGATGGTAAAACTATAGAAATTTATGGAGTGCAGATTCCTAAAACTTTAAGTAATGATGCGGATAAATCTGATATATCCGATATATTTGAGAGAACTATTGCTGATTGGGTAGCTTGGCAAATATTTGATATAGAGGGAGAGATAGACCAGGCTATAAGATTTGAAAGAAAGTATAATAAAGGAATAGCAACGGCAATAAGACTGAAGAATAGAAGGATAAAAGAAGAGCCTCTATATCTTGAGGCTGATGATAATTTTAAATATAAAGAGATATGAAGATAGAAGAAATTAAAAAAAGGAAAGAAAAATTTAAAGAGTTTGAAAAAAGAATAAGACGGAGAAGTAAAAATGTGGAAAAAATTAAAAAGGTGGTTATTTAAGAGAATTTTTGGAGATAGAATACTTCGTGATTCTCTTAAGATGACTGGGCATCTCTATGCTAAAGTCTATGATAAAGATGGAAACTTAAAAGAAGAGCGGGATTTAGGCTGTAACCACATCGTTAGCGCTGGTGTGCAATATATGGTGGACGGATTCCAGGACTCATCTTCATATCCTATCAGTAATTTTAAGTATCACGACACAGGGACAGGGACAACTTCTCCTACAGATGCTGATACAGGATTAGAGACTCCAACGGGGTTTACACGGGGAACGGGCTCGCAAGGGGAAGACGACGCTGATGATTATAAAACTGTAGCTACGGTTTCTGCTACAGATACGAAGGCAATTACTGAATGGGGACTGTTTAGTGCATCAACAGGGGGAACGATGTGGAGTAGGCATACATTTGGCGCTATAAATGTGGTAAGCGGGGATAGTGTCGAATTCACCTACATCTTAAATGTCCAGACTTCATAGGAGTAAATAATTGGCTAATAATTTTTATGCTGCAACATCTCTTACTGGTGGAGGAACAGGGGCTCTTGATGCAATAGATGGAGCGGGATTATCAGATTTAGATATAGCAGTAGTAGTGACAACCTCGTATGTTTTCCACTATACCCTTGATGCTGATTCAGGATTAGCAGAATCATCGCCGAATGTAATTGCTCCAGATTCCAATGCTGGAGATAAACGCTGGATTCTGGTTGGAATCAATGAGGTTACCAGAGATGAGTTAGCACAGCTGAAGAATATTAATTCTATTACAATATCATCGGCACAGTGGGGATATTTGGGGGCGATGGATCAAGGCGTCGCTACAGGTGATTCTCCTACTTTCGATGGATTAACACTTAACGATAATCTTAATATAC